TTGGTAATTATGCAGTAGATGAATCAGAGTTATCTCATCCTATTGGACAAGAAGATATACATTTTATTCCTGTTATCACTGGTGCTGGTAGGGGTGTTGGAAAAATATTACTAGGAGCAGCATTAATTGGACTTGTATTTATGACAGGTGGTGCAAGTTTTTCAATGACATCAGGTTTAACTTTTAAAAATAGTGTTTTAGGTGGTGCTTTTCTAAATAAAGCTTTAACTTATGTAGGAGGATATTTAGTGTTAACAGGTGTTAGTGAAATGTTATTTCCAATGCCTCAACCTTCTAAATTTGAATCAGAAGAAGATCCCAGATTGTCATTTAGTTTTGGTGGAACGCAGCAGACAGGAAGAGCAGGAACTCCTGTTCCTCTAGTTTACGGAGAGATATTTACTGGTAGTGTTGTAATAAGTGGTGGTATTGATACTGAACAGGTACAAGCATGATTGAAAAGAAACATCTTATTAGGGGTGCGAAAGGTAATGATCCACCTCCATCGCCTCCGCAACCGACAAGAGAACCTGATACTTTACATAGTAGACAGTTTGCTACCTTTCTTGATCTTGTTTCAGAAGGAGAGATAGAAGGTTTTGCAACAGCATCAAAAGAAGGAAGAACAAAAGGTACAACTGCATATAATAATGCTGCATTAAAAGATGTTTTTCTTAATGACACTCCAGTATTAAGAGCTTCAGCAGATTCTACAGATCCTCAAACTGTTGATTTTAATTTTCAAGATGTAAAATTTACTCCCCGATTTGGCACTGGAGATCAAACAAAAATACCTGGAATTGAAAGTAGTGTTTCAACAACTGGTGTAGGAACAACTGTAACTGCAAGCACTCCTGTTACTCGTCAGGTAACAAATACTAATGTTGATGCTGTAAAAGTATCTATTACATTTCCACAACTACAAAAAGCTACTGATGCTGGAGACTTATTAGGTTCTTCTGTTCAATTAAAAATAGCTGTTCAATATAATTCTGGTGGTTTTACAGATGTCATTACTGACACTATCAGAGGTAGGAGTGGAGATGCGTATCAAAAAGATTATCGTGTAAATATTACTGGTGCATTTCCTGTTGATATAAGGGTTAGCCGAGTTACAGCAGATAGTACAGATACTAATTTAAGAGATAGTTTTCAATGGACAAGTATTGGAGAAATTATTGATGATGCTTCAACATATTTAAATAGTGCATATAGTTCAATAAGACTAGACTCAATGCAGTTTAGTTCTATCCCTGCTCGTAAATTTAGGATTAGAGGAATAAAAGTAAGGATTCCAGGAGCAGGTGCATCTAGTTCTGGTACTCCTACTGTTGATAGCAATACTGGTCGTATTATTTATCCTGATGGCTATATTTTTAATGGAGTTATGGGTGCTGCGGTATGGACTTCGTGCCCTTCGATGGTGTTACTCGACCTTCTCACGACCTCAAGGTACGGATTTGGAGATCATATAACAGATAGCTCTCTTGATCTTTTTAGTTTTGTAAATGCCAGTAAGTTTGCTAACACACTTGTAGATGATGGACAGGGAGGACAAGAAGCTAGATTTAGTTGTAATGTAAACATACAAAGTCCTAAAGAAGCATTTGAATTAATAAATGATTTGTCAGGTGTTATGAGATGTATGCCAATATGGTCTGCTGGAACAATAACAATTACTCAAGATAAGCCTACAGATCCCAGCTATTTATTTAATCTTTCAAACGTAACAGAAGATGGATTTTCATATTCTGGAAGTAGCTTGAAAACAAGACATAGTGTTATATCTGTTTCATATTTCAACATGGATAGTCAGGAGGTTGACTTTGAAGTTGTTGAAGATGCAACTGCAATATCTAAAATTGGTACTGTTGTAAAACAGGTAAAAGCATTTGCTTGTACTTCGAGAGGTCAAGCCAGAAGATTAGGTAAAGCAATATTATTTACAGAACAAAACGAATCAGAGGTTGTTGCTTTTAATACTTCAGTTGATTCTGGTGTAGTAGTTAGACCTGGTGCGATTATTGAGATTCAAGATCCTGTAAGAGCAGGAGTAAGAAGAGGAGGAAGATTATCTGCTGTGACTTCTACAACTGTTGTTACTGTTGATGATACCTCTGCTACTGATTTAGCTGTAGATGCTAATGGTAATCCTGTTGGAGATGCAACATTAGCTGTAATTTTACCCGATGGATCGTTTGAAAGTAAGGCAATCTCATCTGTCTCAGGTGGAACTATTACTGTAAGCTCTGCTTTCTCTCAAACACCTAATGTAAATGCAAACTTTCTTATATCTAACGTCACTACTCAATCTCAATTATTTAGAGTAATTACAGTAGAAGAACAAGATGGTATCAATTATTCAATCACAGCTTTATCTTATGTTGAAGGTAAGTATGCGTTTATTGAAGATGGCGAAGCATTAACAGCAAGAACTGTATCTAAATTAAATTCTCTTACTGAACCTCCCTCTGGTTTAAATGCTGTTGAAAGAATATTCCCTATAAATAATCAAGCTGTATCAAAAATTGTTATTAGTTGGCAACCTATTGTCGGTGTTGTGCAGTATCAGGTTAACTACAGATTTGAAGATGAAAACTTTATAAGTGAAAAGGTATCAAGACCTGATTTTGAAATATTAAACAGTAGAAAAGGAACTTATACGATTCAAGTATTTTCATACAATGTTTTAGATCAATTATCAGCAACTTCTACTAATTTAACTTTTGAAGCTGTTGGTAAAACAGCATTACCACAAGATGTAAGCAATCTATTATTTGAACCAGTATCAGATCAGTTTATAAGATTACGTTTTGATAAGGCTACAGATATTGATGTTACGCATGGTGGAAATGTTGTTGTTCGACACAGTAACCTTACAGATGGAACGGGCACATTTACTAATTCTGTTGATATTATTCCTGCTTTACCAGGTAACGTATCAGAAACATTGGTTCCTGCAGTAGATGGGGAATATATTTTAAAATTTAGGGATGATGGTGGCAGATTAAGTTCTGGAGAAACTTCTGTTGTTGTAACAACTCCTGACCCACAGCCAAAGTTAGTTGTTTTAACAGATAGAGAAGATACAGACAGCCCACCTTTTGCTGGAACAAAAACTGATACTAGCTTCAATAGTTCTTTGAATGGTTTGATTCTTGGTGGGCCAGTATTGTTAGATTCTATCTCTGATTTTGATGCTATTTCTAGTTTCGATGATTTAGGAACTATTAGTGCAACTACAGGTACTTATGATTTTGCTAATAAATTAGATTTAGGTGGCAAACAACCTTTACGTCTTACAAGACATTTTGTAACTCAAGGTTTTTATCCTAGTGACTTATTTGATGACAGAACTGCAAATGTTGATACATGGACAGATTTTGATGGTGCAAAAGCAGAAGATGTAAATGCAAAGCTATTTGTAAGCACAACAGACAGCGATCCAGCTACATCTGTTTCAGCTACCTATGCACAATCTGGAACGACAATAACAATAACAAAATCAAATCATGGTTATTCTATCGGCAGTAATGTAGAGATTACATTTTCAACTGGAACTGCTACAAGTGGTAACTATGAAATCATAACTGTACCAACTTCGGGAACTTTTACAGTAACAGCTTCAAGTAGTGCAACTACAAGTGGGAATTGCACTTATTCTGCTGAATTTACTAAATTTAATACTTTTGCTAATGGTACATTTATCGCTAGAGGATTTAGATTTAGATGTGAACTATCATCAGATGACCCTGCTCAAAATATTGAAATAGATCAACTAGGTTATTCGGCTGAATTAGAAAGAAGAACTGAAACAGTGAATTCAGTTATCGCTTCTACAACCTCAACTAAATCTGTCACTTTTACCAATAGTTTCTTTACAGGATCAACTGGCACTAATATATCTGCTGGCTCTGCTTTACCAACAATAGGTATTACTATTGAAAATATGTCTGCTGGCGATGAATTTTTCTTATCTAATATATCTGGCACGGGTTTTGATATAGATATTAAAAATGGTGGCAGTAATGTTAATAGAAATTTCAAATATACAGCCATTGGATTCGGGCGTGGTAGTTAGTATTGAATTAAGATATACTTAAATAAAAAATGAGTTAAGTAATGGCAACACATGATTACGTTATAGACAATGCCTCTGGTAGTGCTGTCAGAACGGACTTAAATAATGTTTTACAAGCGATATTAACAAATAACAGTTCTGGTTCTGCACCTAGTACCACTGCTGCATATATGTTGTGGGCTGATACAAGTAATAATATTTTGAAAATGCGTAATTCATCAAATGATGGCTGGATTGATTTAAGAACACTTAGTGGTGGTATAACTTCTAGTGCTGATGCAACAATAAATTCTATAACTATAGGTAAAGGTGCAAACTCTGTTTCTGGTAATACTGCTCTTGGTGAAAACGCGTTAGATGCTTCTGTATCTGGTGGTAATAACACTGCTGTTGGTTTAAATGCTTTAGGGTCTACTACAAGTGGAACGTTAAATACAGGCGTGGGTCAAGGTTCTTTGGCAACTAATACCACGGGCAGCAATAATGTTGCTATTGGTCAAGGTGCTGTACAATTAAATACAACTGGACAAGATAATGTTGGTGTTGGTCAAGCAGCTTTAGGCAAAAACACAACTGCTAGTAATAACACTGCTATAGGTAGAGCAGTATTAACAGAAAACACAACTGGAAGTAATAATACAGGTTTGGGTTTTCAATCTTTAACTTTAAACACAACTGGGTCTAACAACGTAGCCATAGGTTCAAGTGCCTTAGATGCTAACACTACAGCTAGTGACAATTCTGCTTTAGGTCAAGGTGCTTTAGGAGCAAATACTACAGGCACACAAAACACTGCGTTAGGCAGAGGGGTTTTAAATGCCAATACCACCGCAGATCAAAATACAGGAGTAGGTTATTTTGCTTTAGTATCAAACACAACTGGAACTAGAAACACTGCAACAGGAGCTTTAAGTTTAGATTTAAATTCAACTGGAAATGATAATACAGCAGATGGTCATGCTGCTTTAAGCAACAATACAACTGGCGGTAACAACACGGCGGTGGGCAGAGGTGCTTTGAATGCAAACTCGACAGCAAATAATAATACGGCAGTGGGCTATTTTGCTATGGTCAATAACACAACAGGAGCTAACAACGTAGCTATAGGTACCACTGCTTTAGATGCCAATACTACAGGCAGTACCAATTGTGCTGTTGGTCGCGACAGTTTAACTGCTAATACTACAGCATCTGATAACACTGGAATTGGTGATTCAGCTTTAAATTCAAATACAACTGGTGGTTCAAATACTGGAATAGGTAGAGGAGCTTTAGGTAACAACACCACAGCTTCAAATAACGCTGCTGTGGGCTATTTTGCTTTGGTCAACAACACAACTGGGTCTAACAACACAGCATTAGGTTCTAATGCTTTGTTATCAAACACTACATCCAATAATAATGTTGCAATAGGTAAGGGTGCTTTAGAAAATAATACTGGTGGTAATATAACAGCAGTAGGATTCTACGCTTTAAGAGCACTTACATCTGGTTATTGGAATACTGGTATTGGTTATAATGCAGGGCAATCATTTACAACTGCGATTGGAAATACTGCGATTGGTTATGAGGCATTATCAAGTAACGAAACTGGAAATTATAATACTGCACTTGGTAAAAGTGCTTTAGCTAATAATACATCACAAGCGAATGTTGCTATCGGTTTTACTGCTTTAAGTACTGCTGGTAATGGTAATGAAAATGTTGGTATGGGTTATGAAGCGTTAAAAAACACTACATCTGCATCGCAAAATACTGCTATTGGTACTCAAGCTGGAAAGAGTACTACAACTGGAGGTGATAATACTGCGGTTGGTAGAAGAGCTTTATTAGAAAACACAACAGGACAACGAAATACAGCTATAGGCCATCAGGCTCTATATAAAAACTCAACTGCAAGTGATAACGTAGCTGTAGGTCAAGAAGCTATGTTTAATAATGAAACGGGTGGTAGTAATGTAGCTATTGGTAGATATGCTCTTCGTACTCTTGGTACACATGTAAGTGGAAGTACTGTTTTTGGACAATTAAACGTAGCGATTGGACAATCTGCATCATATAGTCAGAATAATGATTCAATGAATGTTGCTGTAGGTGCAAATGCTTTACAAAACTGCACTACTGGTAATTTAAGTGTTGCAGTAGGAAGATTAGCAGCACACTCAGCTACAACTGGTTCCCAAAATGTAACTATTGGTTATGCTGCTGCACAAAATGCTACAACTGGACAAAATAACGTAACCATAGGTTATAATTCATCTTCACCAAGTAACACTTCAAGTCATAATGTTACTTTAGGAAATTCAAGCACAGCAGCTTTACGTTGTCAGGTAACATCAATAACTTCACTTTCTGACCAGAGAGATAAGACAGACATTGTCGATTTGCCTGTTGGTTTGAATTTTATAAACGAATTAAGACCAGTAAAATTTAAATGGGCTATGAGAGAAAAAAGTAATCATAATGGAAAAATTCGTGCTGGATTTATTGCACAGGATTTTGCTAAAGCACAAATTGGTGCAGAATATCTTGATCTTGTTATGGATGACAACCCAGAAAAATTAGAAGCAAGACAGGGTCATTTGATTCCTGTACTTGTAAAAGCAATACAGGAGTTATCCGTAAAAGTCACAGCCCTCGAAGCAGGGTAAACTGTAAACAATTACTTTTTTATCATGGAAGAAAGAACCGCAGATGAAGTAGCAGCTATTTTTACTGCTGCTGGTGATAGTGTAAGTCTGATAAATGCAGACGCAAGCTATTCAGCTTACATAACAAGGACAGGATATTCTGATACTGAAACTGAATGGAAAGAAATGATGGAAAGAAATGTAAAACATTTGGAATTTATCAAAGACTACAAAAAAGTTGATGGTACTACATCTATCTGGACATCAGAAGATTTTACAGCTATTGATGCTGCTATTATCGCTGGCAAAAAACTCTATTAAAATATGAACCTTAAAGAAAAACTACAACAACTTGCTTTAGAAAGGCAAAAATTACAGATTACTTTATATGAAATCAGTGGTGCGATGAAGATTCTTGAACAGCAGATTCTTGAAGCTGAACCCGAACCAGGCCAGCTATCAGATACAAAGGCA